CTTGTTGATATCGTCGGAGGAGCGGATCGCCTTCTGAACGGCTGCTGAGAGGCCGGTTATGGCACCCTGAGAAACCGCCAGCTGGACGGCATAGGCAATCGCGCCGCCCTGATCGTCGTCAAATTCCTTGGCGCCTGCGGATTTCTTCAGCGACCCGGCGCCGGTCCGGACGCGCCAGTCGCCATGGCGCTGGCCGATGGTGACATTGAACGAACCGAGCCCACCGCCCAGCTGCTCGGCGATCTGCGACAAGCCATCCTGCACCGAACTGGCGGCACCGGATGCGTTCCTCTTGAACGCGGAACTGTTGCCGCTCAGCGTCGCGTCGCCATCGACGCTGGTGATGTTGGCAGCGCCGGTTTTCGTCTTCTTGAACAGACCGCCGACCACGGAGCCTAGAACGCCGCCCACAATCGAGCCAATTGGCCCGCCGATCGCGCCGCCGATCGCGCCGCCCAGCGCCCCCACCGTGCTGCTGCCCTTGATGCCGAGGACGCCCGTGACAAGACTGCCTGCCGCCGCACCGACCTGACCATTGGCGACGACCGTGCCCAACGTCTTCCCCAGCGAGGAATTGAACAATCCGCGGTCGCCGAAAATGTCGCTGAAGACATCCTTCATGCCCTTCTTCAGGTCGCCAAAGACCTGCTCGTAACCCTCCCTGAAGCCGCCTTTCAGTTCTTTGAGCGGGTCAATCTTTCCAGCCGTAACTTCGATCGCGGCGTTGGGATCAAAGGCTTTGCCATCATCACCGACGATCCAGCCAGCGGGCACGGCCGCGCCGCTTGCAGCGCCCTTCATGGTCGCGATCGCGGGCGCCGCCGCCTTGCCAAGATTGATGATTTCCCCGGACGCGGCCTCGACGGCCTTCGCCATCTTGTCCCCGGCGTCGCTGACCTTGTCGGCGCCAGTGATCTGGTCTTCCAGATCGCGGAAGATACCGCCGAACAGCTTCTCAACCGCGACGTCGGAAAATAGCCGGTCGACCACGTCCAGGCTGCGCTTGAAGAAATCCCCGAACGCCTTGGGACCGTCCTTGCGCAGGCTCTCCAGCGTCAGCCGGACATTCTCGCGCATGTCGGCAACGCCGGTCAGGAACGCCTGCTGGATCGCCTGCTGGGCCTTCATCTCGCGCGTCTGCTCGCGCATCACTTCCAGATTGCCATAGAGCTGGCGGACCTGGTCGCCCGTGACGCCGCGCTTCGCCAGTTCCGTGGCCAGCTGCGACTCGCTCTCCACGCCCAGCTTGTCCATGAGCTGGTAGGTGACCTGAAGCGCGGCCGCGTCGGCCTCCCGGCCCTGCACCTGAAGCGCGCCCAGCGCGATCTGGCGCTGCTGATCATCCAGCATCTCTCGGATCGGTCGTTGCAGGCTTTCCTGGATCAGCGGCTTGATCGCCTTCGCCTGGTCGATCAGCGCCTCAAAGTTCTTGGGCTTCCGCTTTTCGAGATCGGCGATGATATCGTCCAGCTTCGCCGTCGCCTGGCGCGCCTGGTCGATATCGCGTGGGGCCAGGTTGAACTGGTCGTTGAGCCGCGCGATCGCGTCCTCGGCCCTCTCGCCGAACTGCGCCAGGCGCTCGGCCTCACGCGCCGCCTTGGCCGCGCTGTTGTCCTTCTTCGGCTTCTTGTCGCGTTCCTTCAGCGCATTTTCGCGGCGGGTGAGGTCCGCCATCTGCTTGCTGAAATCGTTGGCGCTCAGATAGTCGAGGCTGGGGCCGTCAGCCAACGGCACGCTGCCGCTTTCCCGGTTGAGCGTGAACTGGCGACGCTCGCGCAGGCGAGCACGCTCGCGCTCGATCTCACCGCGCGCACGGGCGTCTTTATCCGCGCTTTCCACCGCAGTGCGCTCTTCGAGGCTGACACGAGCATCGGCCAGGGCACCTTGTGCCCGTGCCAGGTTCTCTGCCACACCGGCACGCTCGGCGCGAAGCCGCTCAACCTCTGACTTTGCGAACGGACCATCGCCGAACAGGCCGAACGTGCCGGGCAGATTTGCGAGGAGAGAGTTCGCGGCTTTGCTCTTGTCCGCGATCTGCTGATCAAGCGTGGCCAGCTGCCCCTGCAACTGTCCGACGCTGGCTTTTGAAACAGCCTGGAGATTGTCGAGGAGAATGGCCTGGGTGTTGATCAGGCCCTTGGTAGCTTCCTCCAACTGCTTGATGCCGTCGGTCGAGTTGGCAACGATATTCTGTTGCGCAACCAGGCTGCTGCTAAAATCGATCGTGGACTTAGCCGCGTCCTGGCTGGCATCGTCGACTTTGCTGAGGCTGCTCCAGAGCGCGGCGCCCAGCGCGATCGCGATGTTGAGCGCAATGCCATAGGGGCCGCCGAGGAAGGTTGCGAACTTGCCCAGCTTGCTGTTGCTGTTCTCACTGGCCTGGGCGATCAACTGGATAGCGCCCGCGAGCTGGCCCGACTGCTGCGCGAAAATCGTGCTGAGCCGCGAACCGCTGGCGTAACTGGCGGCTACGTCCTGGACCTGGTAGCCAAGCTGCTGATAGCCCGCCCGCTGAAGGCCGATATTCTTGTTGAGCTTTCCTGCCGCCTCTGCCGCCTGCTCTTGCAAACGGATCTGCGCAGCGGATTGCTGAGAGAGGTTGGCAAGCTGGAAAGCCGCCTTGCGGGCGCTGCCGGCGACGCCGTCCAGCGCCTTGTCCACCTTGCCCATTTCGGGCGCCATTTTGGTGGCGCTGGCGCGGGCCCGATCGACGCTGGTCGTCAGCCCATCGACCGCCGTCTGCGCGGACTTGGTGTCGCCGGTAATGACGAGGGAGGTTCTGAGCGTCATGCGCCGATCACCCCCGATAGCCGTTCAGAACGGCTGCAGCCTCGCGCTCCATGATCTGCACGCCGACCCATTGGGATGGCGTGAGGGGAATTTCCGCTTGCTCCAGGCCTGCGCGAACACCGGCATAGTCCAGCCCTTGCCAGTGCACCCGGCCGCTGGGCAGCGGCACCAGTCGCCACTGGCTGGAAACCGCGACGAACGCGTCCACGATCGGCATGTTTTCCGGCCATATGGCGAATCCCGGAACCTTCCTGTCCAGCTTGGCGAGCAGTTCGGCGGGGAGGCCCCAATTCTCTGCGTCCTCCTTCGCCTGGCTAAGATCGGTATCGCCGCCCGATGCCCACTGCCGGGCGGCGGCCTTCAGTTTCCCGATCGCGCCGGGGCAACCGCGTCGAAATAGGTCTGGGCCAGAGCGCGACGCACATAGGGGTTCAGCAGAAGTTGGTCGCGCAGGACGTCATTGTAGGGGAGCGGCTCCTTGTTCGCGTCGACCAGCTCATCCATGCTCACCAGGGCGCGGCGAAGGAAATTCGCGGAGCCGACACCGTCGCTCAGATCAAAGGCCGCCATCTCATCGGTCGGGATGACGCGATAGGTCGCCTTGAAGGATTGCTCCTTGAAGCCGCCATCGACAGGCACCTTGACCTTGACTGCATGGGTGAATTGCGGGTCGGGATCGACAACGAACATGGGGACTCCTTCGGGATGTTGGTCGGGCCGTTCGTCACGGAAGACCCGTAGGATATTGGGCTGTTACGGGCGCCGATCCGGACATCAGCCTTCCCGCCGTCAAAGCCCCTCGGTATTCCGGGATCCGGTCAGCGTGATCTTCCACTGATCGTCGCCTGCATCGGGGAGAGGCGAGAAGGTCAGCGGCCATTCCTCGACGCCCTGACTTTCGGTGCCGCCGGTAAAGCGCGCCTGGGCCGACAGGGGCGTTTCCACCTTCACGCGGCGGCCCGCTGTCGTTCCATGCTCCAGAATGATCGGCTGGCGCGGCTTGGGCGTAAGCGCCCGCTGCACGGGATTGTAGGTCGCCATCGACACTGCCTCGACCTGGCAGGTCAGACGCTCGTTCTTGTCGACGATGACGATGCGCTCCAGGCCGACCAGCATGCGCGCCTGGACGTCGCAGGCGAGGTCGAGGCTGAAATTGCGCATGACGAAGGGAATCGCGTCGATCGTGAAGACCGGCGTATTGGCCTTGCTTGCGACCTGCGGCTCCTGGAAGGCGTCGAGGTTGACCGTGGGCCGCGCCTGGACGCTGGGGACCGTGAACAGGCCGGTCATGGTGACGCGGCAGACGGGAATGCCCAATGCGTTGACGGTGATCACGGCGGTCGAACGCGAACCCAGCATGACATAGCGGTTCATGCCGATCATGAAATAAACCGCGAAACTCTCGTGATTGTCGGAGACCGGCGAATATTCAACGGTGCCCGAACCGTCGCCAGGGACGGCATCGGGCGTCACGACTTCCGCCACGCCGCAGCTGCGGAGCATCGGCCCCCAGCCAGGTGCCACGCCGGTTTCGCCGCTGCCCACCAGTTCGAACGAGCCGGTCAGCACGCAATAAAGGCCCACCGGCAAATCTTCCTGGGCGCCCAGATAGGGCCGTTCCAGGTTGCGGCTCACGTCCTGGCCTTCCATCGGCTGGAAGGAAACATCGGTCAGCAGCATCGCATTGGCGGCCCCGGTCGGCACCGGATCGACCGCATAGGTCACTTCCGGCTTCACCAGGATGATCTTGCTGCGCCATTTGATCGGATCGGCCATTTACGCCTCCCTGCGCTGGAGTTTGCCGTCGACGCGGACGAAGCTGCCACCCGACAGCGGGCGTTCTTTGCCCTCGGCGTCGGTCGCCACGATTGGTTCGGGAATCGCGGGCGCGGCCTGCTCGGATACGCGGTCCAAAATTACCCGCGTATCATCGGCCGCAGTTGCCGAATTATCCGATATCTGGATCGGCGTGCCCAATCCCTTGGAAGTCTTTCCGAAACCCATTCTCAAATCCTCACTTGGTCATCGACTGCGAAATCGAGTTGGTAGACGAGCGCCCCGGCCCGCAGGCTGAGCAGCTCGCCGCGCGCCAGCGTGAACACGCCGATCGTCTCGTCCCCCGTCCAATCCGACGGCGGCGCCCAGCCGACGATCCGCCGGATCACCGCGTTGCGCAGCGGGGTGAGCTGGTCCGCGCCTCTGGCCCCGGTGGCGTCGCCCGCCGACCGGATGATCAGCACCACGCCCAGCATCTCGGCCAGCTGCTGCCGGTAGAGACCCGCCGCCGCATCAGCCTTGCCGCCCCGCAACCCCAAGGGGAGGACGAAGGCGGCTGGCGTCACCTGGGGCAGGCGGTTCTGGGCGATCAGGTCGCTGAGACTGGCGGCCGGCTCGATGCGCCCGGCCAATGCCTCCATGTCCGCCAGGCGCTCCCGCACGGCTTCGAACATCAGATGAAACCCGTCATGCTTTCCGGGGAGAGCGGGCGTTCACGATCAATGAACTCTACCCCGCTCGCCCCGGAGGACGCAGGCTCGACCCCCGCCGCGTCCAACTTCACCGTCCCCGCCGCGATGTCCCGAAGCATCCGCAGCGCGTCCTGGTAGTCGTCCTTGATCTTCTGATCCGGGGCGAAGACGTGCAGCTTGTAGATCGCGATCGACAGCGCGAGATCGGTGACCTGGTCGGGCACCGGATCGAGCGGCAGGCGATAGCGATTCCCCAGATAGCCGTTGATGACCGCGTCGGTATTGGCCAGTTCCTGGTCAACGACCGTTACGTCCATTTCGCCCGTGGCGACTTCGGCGCGGTCGGTGAGCTGGACCAACGTCCGCTCACCGAAGCGCTTCACCAGCATCTGGAGCGATGCATAGGGCATCAGTCTTCGCCTTCGTCCTCGGGCAGGGGAACGACCGACCAGGACAATTCCTTGTCTTCGTCGATCGACCGCAATTCGTCCTCGCCCAGGTTGATGAGCGGGATGATCACGGGTTCCTGGCCGAAGGCGCGCCCAATGCGGCGGCGGCCCTTACGGGGACCGACAACGCGAAGGCCAGCGGTCTCCGCCCGGTCTTCACCGGTGTTCAGAGCATCGATCAGCGTATCGATCGAGACATGAACGGGGATCGCTGGTGGAATGACCGGGATGACGGCGTCCTTCAGGGCCTCCTCAATGGCGACCTTGACTTCAGCGGCCACCGGCTGCGTTTCAGCTGCGGGCGGGGGCGTAATCGCTCCGGCCGTCGCCTTCCTCGTTGCGCCCGCCATGATCAGGCAAGCCACGAAGCAACGAGCAGCTCTGCTGAGCCAGCCCAGATGTTGGTTTCTACGCCGTCGACAATCCGCGACTGGACCAGACGGCGGCCAGCTCCTTCGAGCGAGGGCGGCACCACCAGAAGGTTCGGCTTGATGCCAAGCGGCTTGCCATAGTCGCCCTTCATGCCGGTCATTGCTGCGCGGCCAATTTCATAATTGGCTTCGTTCAGCGTCTGCCTGGAACCCCACGCGATCTGCCAGAAACCGTAACCCGCATTCGCCCGCGCGTCCGCGCCATAAACATACTCGTTCAGGTCGAACACGTTGTCGTCCGTTTCCTTGTCCTTGGAAACGAATTTGAAGTCCTTGCGCTTCTGAAGGATCATCGGCTTGAGCGGCCGGCTGACGTCCAGAAGGAACCACGGCGTCCCGGCTCCGCCATCGGTGTTCGCCACCGAGATCGTGTCGCCAGCCTCGTCCAACACCAGATGATCGGTGTCGAAATAGTTTTGGCCATCGTAGCAGGGCGTGGTGAAGCCCGCCGCCAACATCGGCCAGATCAGTTCATCCCAAGCATCGCCCGCCGACTGACCGATTTCCTCGAACATTGGCGCATAGATGCCGATGTTGTCGGTCTCGATGTCATCGCGATCGACGCCGATCGTCAGTTCCCACTTTTCTTCTTTGATGGCGTAGTCGCCCTGCGACATATTCTGGACGACACGGCCGCCCAGCCACTTGCGGACCCTAGGGAACTTGCCCAGCCAGCCATATTTCTGTTCCTTTGTGCTGGAGGGGATGGTGGTGGTGATCCGCGCGTACTGCGACTCCGCACGGCCCAGCCCGGTGGCATAGGCGGTGCTGAACCCGGTGCGGACGGCTGCCAGATTTTCGGCATTGATGATCATTCTAGGAGGCTCCTCAGAGGGTCTCGACCCAGACGCCCTGGGCGTCCACGTCGCGGATGATGCCTGCTGGCGATCGGGTGTTCGTGCCGCTCGTCTTGGCGACCGTCTGATCGTCCACGACATAGGCGGTGTCACCGATCTCCGCGCGGGTGATGGCGTCGGCCGCAGCGCTGTTATTCCAGCGGAACCGCCCCTGCCGGACGCGAACCCTTACGGCGCTGTCCGCGCCGTCGCTGTTGTCGACATGCTCTTCCGCCCGGCCGCGAGCGATCAGGTTGAGAGCGGTGGCGCCGGGAATGGCAAGGCCGGTGGCGTCCAGGCAGACAAGAGCACCGGCGAATATCCTGGCCGCACCCTTGGCCGGATGCTCCTCGATGCCGCTCTGCTGGAGCGGCGTGTTGCGATCGCCTGTAAGAGCGGTCATCAGCGTGCCTCCTGTAGGCCCGCCTCAGCGGCGAGCGTTGTCTTGTAGGCTTCGGGATCGATGCCCATCAGCGCGACCACGGAACGCTGGGCATCGTTCAGTTCGCCGGGCTTAGGCTCGACGCCGGGAGTGGTGGTCAGCGTGGCCTTGCCATTCAGGATCGGCATGCCGTTGATCAGCCTGGTCGCCCGTTCAGGGTCCTCCATGTGCATGGCGATGTAATCGTCACGCAGCGGCTTCACGCCGACCCGACCGGCCGCGATCGCCGCGTCCACGAAGTTGGTGGCCGCCGTGCGCTTCCCATCGCTCTGCAACGTGTTGAGCTGGTTGGTGACGCTGGCCAGTTCCGACTGCAGCGCAGTGATGCGGGCATCGGACCCGCCGCCCGTCCGCAGCTGCTGGACGCCCGCCAGCACGGCGGCCGCATCGGCACTGGCGGCCAGGCCGAGCACCGACGCGATCGGCGCCAGCGCGGACTGGAGAGCGGTTTGGCTGTCGCCGCCCTTCGCTTCCAGTTTTGCCTTCAGCGCCGCCTGGATGGCGGCGTCGTCGGCCGTGCTGTCGAGACCAAGCGCCTCGATCAGCCATGCACGAAAATCCATGCTTTCCTCCGAATGAAGAGCCGTCAGGCCCCGAAAATTGGGTTTGTTGGTGAGACTGGCGCGCAGCACTGCGTCGATCGTGCCGTCCTTGCGGTGCAGGATGACAGGCGAGACGCCGCGATATTCGTTCCAGATGCGCCTGCTGACAGCGGCGTCCGTCCAGTTGGTCCGGCCCCAGACGCCGTCGCTCCGCTGCTGAAGCCCGACGATCCAGCCACGCGCAGGCGCTTCTTCGCCACGCGGTCCCGCCAGATCAGTCGAATGGTTTTCGTCCAGGACAAGCTTTTCGCCTGCGGCCAGCGAGTTGGCCATCAGCGCCGCGACATCACCGACCCGATAAGGGCCGCGCCCGTCATTGGTGAAGATTTCACCGGCGGGAAGAAGGTGCAGCCACTCGGGCGCATCGTCGCTTGCCGGAATGGCGAGCGCGGAGCAGAGGGCAACAGAGGTGGACGGCTTCGTCATGCCGTTGTTCTGCCTGCTCAGCGCACGGCAAAACATGCCCGCCAAGGCGGGCAATAGTCAGTATTTCAGGGAGTTTCGCCGCAAGCGGCGCCGCTGCAACTTGCCATCAGCCGCGCCCGAAATCAAACGCTGCGGATTATTGCGGGGCGTTAAATCCGCGCTCTTCGAATGCCGCTTCCAGATATTCGTCGGCTATGTCGATGATATTGGTCTCATCAACCTCCGACAGGCCCAGCCAGACGCGGGCCGGAATATCGCCCCAGGGAAGCGGGTGGCCGCGACCGTCATCCCCGAACGCCCCCTTGCGCGCGCCGCCCTGCATGACGCCGGAATATTCGAGCGAGGAACCGACCTCGACGCCGTCCGGCGACGCGATCGACGCGATCTCGTTGGACAGGCGGCGGGAAGGACCGATCAGCGGGTCAGGCCGGGCGCCATCGCCACGGGCGAGATAATTGGCGAGCGTGACGGGGCTCTTCGGCGCCCAGGGCGTTCCGTCCGGCGCGACGCCCTTCTTGAACCGCTCTTTCGTGGCACCGACCAGATATTCGCCGATGTCCTGGTACAGCGGCGCCATGTCGTCCAGGCGCGCGGATGTTTCGCGCAGGGCGCCCGCCACCGCCTGATATTTGAATTCGACCTTCATCATCGCTATAACCCTCCATGGAAGCGCGGGCATCGGCCTTCTGCGTTCATGCGCAGGACGGCCTGCCGTTAGGCCGGGGACGCGCTTCCACTTTTCCCTTTCCGAATGAACATGGTCACCAGCGCGATGGTCCGGCGCCGACGACGAATCGCGAATGTCGCGACATAGGTTTCCCCGCCGATCCGCTTCACATAGTTGATCAGCGGTTCCCCGCTGTTGGCCGTGCCTGCCGCTTCGATCGCGTCGGGATGCTCGATG